GCATTCCGTTCTTGCTTTTCTCCACGGAGAGTGTAGAAGATACGGACGCCGTTTTGCTCTCGGTCATCCACCAGATCATGTCCGACGCCGCTAAGAAGCAGAGTGTGGGATGAGCTGGACCCAATCGGTCTATAGCGCCAGCGGCAACGTCAGTTCGGTCGGCTACGATTCCGATAACGGCGAAATGCTGGTGACGTGGACCAAGAGCGGCAAGACCAGCGCGTACTCAGGTGTCCCGGAAGATGTGGCTCAGGCTTGTGCCAACGCGCCAAGCGTGACTTCGTATGTAAATTCCGAGATCAAGGGTCGCTATCCCCACAGCTATCGTTGAGCACGAAATGCTTACTTGGAAAATTACAAATGAACGACGAAACTCAACTGCCGAGTAACTCCGAACGCTTCCGCAAGATGGCAGAACGGATCGACCACAACAAGGATGCCGGCTTTGGCGGCGCCTGCGTGTTCGTGCCGCCCCAAGGGATGGGGGAGCCGATCGAGATCCTGATCCTCGATACCGGCAGCGAGGTTGCGCAGTTCTATTCAACGGTGGCGACGAGGCTCCAGATCGCTTTGGACAAGATGCAGAACCAGAATCAGGTCGCCGGGGTTTACGGAAGGCGTTGATTTTATAAGCTGCTAGGCTATCCTGCCGGGATGGCAGGTTGGTCCAAAGACAAGCGCGCCAAGGCCGAGCGCGCTTTTTATCAGTTTCTCAAGCGATGTTACGTCAATTCGAAGGACGCGGGGCGCATCTGCCTTGGCGAATCTTTGTATGACGGGCAGATCAAGTTCATCACGACCGTCTTTGATGGACTGGAACAAGATATCCATAAAATTTATGTGCTAAAAAGTCGTCAATTAGGGCTGTCGACGATTTCCCGCGCCTTGTCCATTTTCTATCTAGGCACGCATCCTGGCTTGAAAGGCGCGCTGGTGTTCGATACTGCGCCGCACAAGGAGTCTGCCCGCAAAGAACTGGTGACGATGGTTCGCAACCTTCCTGCCAGTTTGAAATTTCCAAAGGCTAAAGGGACCGGCGAGGGTAACCGAGATAGTTTTGAGCTCGTGAACGATTCCGGCATGGTGTTTATGTCGGCAGGCGTTAAGAAATCGAAGTCGAGCGGCACGCTGGGGCGATCGGAAGGTCTGACGATGGCGCATCTTTCCGAGCTGTGTTCTTACGATAACGACGAAGGCTTGAAGTCGTTTGAGCAGTCGCTTTCCGAGTTACACCCTGATCGACTTTATATTTATGAGTCCACTGCCCGCGGTTTTAACCAGTGGAACCAGATGTGGAAACGGGCGAAGTCGGATGAACGGCATTGCAAGTGTCTTTTCCTTGGATGGTGGTCCAAGCCTTCGCAGCGAATCGATCAAGATCATCCTGATTTTGAACTATACGGATTAGCGCCCCCGTCGCCTGAGGAAGCGGACAAGATAAAGCAGGTCAAAGAACTTTACGGCGTCGACGTTACTCAGGAACAACTAGCGTGGGTTCGGCGTAAGTTTGATCCAAATTATGGAAACGAAGATGCCACTGACGAGGATTCGGACACCGACGATTCAATTATGCTCGCCGAACAGGCGTGGACCGAAGAAGAAGCGTTCCAGCTGAGCGGGGCGGTCTTTTTTGGATCGAAGCAGCTTACCGATCAGACTAACAACTACGTCAAGCACAAGGCCAAGACTTATATGTTTTTGGCAGGCGACAACTTTGTGGATATGCGGGTTTATCCTGCTCAAAACATGCGCTCGGTGGAGCTCAAGGTCTGGGAAGAACCGCAGAATGGCGCGCAATACGTTATGGGCGTCGACCCGGCTTTTGGCGAAAACGAGAACAACGATCACTCATCGATCTTCATCGGCCGCTGCTATGCTGACGGGATTGATCAGGTTGCAGAGTATGCTTGGCCGCTGATCACAACCCGGCAATTCGCGTGGGTCATCGCCAGCCTTCTTGGCTGGTACGGCAACGCAGGCGATATCAGTTACATTCTGGAAATCAATGGTCCTGGCTCTGCGGTGTTCAACGAGTTGCGCTCTCTGAAATTTCAGATCGAAAACGATCGGACTGCGCGCCGGGATCTGGATGATCGTGGACTTCTCAGCGTTTTCAAGAATGTCAAGACCTACATTTACACGCGCGTCGACGCCATGGGGGCGGGTTCGAACTATCATTGGGAAACCAACGTCAAGCGCAAGATCATGATTCTGGAACGGATGCGCGATTTCGTTTCGACAGGAAAGCTCCGTATTCGTTCGGCAGCGCTAATCGAGGAAATGAAGACCATTGCGCGCAAAGGTGATTCCATCAGCGCGCCGCAGAGCATGCGCGATGACCGGGTTATCTCGGCAGCATTGGCTTCGTACTATTGGGATACCAAGATCAGGAACCTCATGATCACCTCCCGGCGCACCCGCGAAGCCGAAATGGCCAAGCAGCGGGCCTCGATCGTCGATCAGGTCGCCTTGTTCAATCGCAATCATCTTGATATGTTCTTCGGCCAGAAGCGGGCCGTGCGGGCTGTTCAGCAGCGGCAAATTGTGCGAAATGCGTGGAGATACGGGCGATGAAACTTCGATGCCCCTACTGCCGAGTAGCCTTCCCATGGGACGCCAAGCTGCCGTGGCCGGATCGTTGCCCCTTGCCTGATTGCAAGGAGGATATCAGCATTCCTGATCGGGGCGATAATGGCGTTGTGATGCCGTTCATCCGAAGCCCGAGGATGAAGGCGAATGACGATGTTTATCGCAACATCGAAGCAGGATCGGAACAGCGTGTAGAGCGCGCTGCCGAGCTGACCGGCGCGACCAAGGATGAGATGTCGGCCCTCAAGATCACCAACATGAACGACAATATGCGGGCGGGCGACATCGCGGCTCAGGATGCTGCTGAAGCCATGAAACGGCTTCAGGCCAGTTCGCCAACTCCGATTGGGTTTCAGCCCAACGGAGCTGAGTTTTCTGCCGGCATTGCGCAGGGCGCCGTGGCTGTGAACGGTCGCGTCACGACCGGTATCGAGCCGAATGCCGGCGCTCGTGCCGCGGCTCGTGTTGCCCGGCGCATGCAGGGGTAATTTGTGCTTACGGTCCCTACCGACCAGAAAGACCTCCTTAAATTCGCCAACGATCATATCGAGATGTGCCGCATCAGCGTTGGGATGCGGGCTTCGTATTGCCGGTTGATGAACGCGATTGCCGAGACCGGGCGCTATGACGGGACCAAATCGCTCGTCAACATGCTGACGACCCATCTTAACCGCACCACGTCGCATCTTTTCAGTCCGGTCGAATTGAAGTTCTCGATTGATTTCGAGCGCACCTATCCCAAGAACTTTCTGCAACGTGCCGCGGTCGTTGCCAAGATCCTGACGCGTTCGTGGGAGCGCACTAACATCGATCACACTTTCGCGCTAGGTGTGTTTCAGGCGTTGAAGTACGGCGCATGCCTGCTCAAGCAATGGGTCCAGATGGAGGGACCTTCCCAGGTCCCGACCTATTACAAGAAGCTGGTGATGCCGTGGCAGTTTGGCGTCTATAACGAATCCGAGAACGAGATCGACCGCCAGGCGGCCATGGTCGAGACTACGACTATGACGTTGCCGGAAATATGGCGGCGCATTTATCATCTTCCGAACGCCAAGAAGCTGTTCGAGCAGGTACGTGGTCACGCCATGACCGGAAATTCTGTTTCCGATCCGCAATCGTACTTCCATCAGGTGTTGTCGACATCGGCACTGCAAACCGGAGTATCCGGTGCTACGCGTCCGCTGCCGGGCGGCATCGTCCAGCTTAACAACGATCCTAACTATGCCATCATGGGGCCGCAGGTCGGAGCCGAGACGGTGCAGGTGCATGAATTATGGGTGCAGGATGACGAGGACTATACTACCATCATTATGATCGAGCCGGATATCATCATTGCCCCGTTTGGCAAGAAGATGAATCTGACCGGCGTCGATGGTTTGCAGCCTTATACATTGATCCAGCCGAATGAAGTAGCGAACTGGTTCTGGGGCCGGTCGGAACTGGTCGATCTTATCGAGCCGCAGGCGCTTTTGTCTTCGTGGCTGGATGATGCGAGGCGGCTGTTCGGGCTTCAGGTCGATAAAATACTATTTTTCACTGGAGATAACGGTATTGATGACGAGCGTTATGGACAAATGCGTGGAGCTGGTTACGGGAATTTGCAACAGGGTTCCGATGTCAAAGACCTGACGCCTAAAATTCCGCCTGAAATGATGCCGATGATCAAGTTCCTGATCGAGCAGATCAACTGGCTTTCAGGTTTTCCCGATATCATGCAGGGCAAGGGAGAGCCGGGCGTGCGCGCGGATTCACATGCCGGCACGCTGATGAAAACCGCGTCGCCGTTCTTGCGCGATCGTTCGTTGTTGGTGGAGCGGCAGGTCGCGACGGCAGCAGACAAGACGTTATCACTGAAAGAGGCCAAGGATGGCAGTAATTACTGGACTGACGGCAGCACTATCCAGAAAATGGAAGAAACGACGTTCAAGCTGACAGACTTGCCGGATGACTGGCGAGTGTCGGTCGACTCGCATTCGTCGAGTCCGATCTTCTCCGACGAGAATACGCAACTGATTACCGCGGCGCTCAAGCTTGGTGCCGTGACCAAGGAATATTTCATCGACAACCTGCCGTTCCCGAACAAGGAAGAAGGCAAGGCGCAGATCAAGGTTCAGGAAGAACAGCGTCAAGCGATGATTCAGCAACTGGTTCAGGAAAATCCCGAGCTCGGTGAAGCCCTGGCAAAAAAACAGGTGGTTGGCGGCAAACGCTAGTTGCCGCGCCCGTTGAATCCTTGCATTGGCGACAGAACGGCAGGACCGCGCATCGCCATCCTGATAACAGGGTCAGTCTCGGCAGCTTTCTGGAATTCCGCCTGGGTACGTTGTTGGTGCAGTCCGCGCTGGACTTGTGCTTGTTTTGATAAATCCATGTTCTCGATCATCCGACCGACAATGTTGTTGGTATCGAACGTGCTTTTTTGTCCAAAGTCGTCGGTGATGGTGACGCGGCCGGCCTTGTTGATATCGAGCCACGCCTTCTCGGCGCTTTCCTCGTTCTTGAAGATGAACTGCCACATTGCGGGTGTGGCGCCGAACGCTACGGTGATGATGTGCATTTAGCTGTTCTCCTTTATTGAGATTCAGAAGCCCATTTCTTGAATTCTTCGATCGGGAACCGGATGCAGTTGGGGCCAAATCTCCGGTGTGGCGGCGGCGGTCCTATAAGTTTTGGGGGTCGGTTTTTAGTGCTTGGCGTTACCCATCCATAGACTGTCGTAAAATGCACATTCAAATAGCGAGCAGCGTCTTTGGCTGTCCAATAGCGCTTCTGAATTTCTTCCTGGGGCGGTTGGCGGCTTCCGTTGCCGTTTGCCGGGTGCTTCATGGAAAACAGTGTTTATTACAAAGAGGCACTAAAGGCAATACAGAAACGTCGAGGCACTACTGGCTAATTTCAAAGGGTTACGAAACTATCCTCACGTCGTATCGAGCCAATCGGCGCGGTACAGTTTTAACCCAACCTCGAAAGGAAGCACAATGCTTCGGTTCAAGCGCAAGGGCCACCGCAAGGGTCGCAAGTAAACCCGCGCCGATGCCTGAAATGACCCCGCCTGCTGCAGCACCCGGCGCGAAACCGCCTGCAGCCCAACCCCAGCAAGCTCCGTTCGGATCGAGCCCGGCAACGGGACCGACTCCGAACAAAGGCTATGAAGCGGCTGCGATGCAGCGGGTGGGGGTACTCGTAAAACAGATGACCGAGATTTTACCCATGGTTGGCGCCACGTCTGAACTTGGGTCAGCTCTCATGAAGTCGATCACGGCGCTTGCCAAGCATGTGCCGCCCGGTTCGACCAGCAACGCTGCCGAGAAGAACTCGATCGAGAAGATGGCGATTCAGAATCAGCAGAACGGCCAGATCCAGCAGCAGATGAAGCAGCCCGGCGCGGCTGGTGCTGCCCCGCCGCCTTCGATGCCGCAGGCCCCGCAGATGCCGAAGGCTGCGTGATGAGCATTTTCAAGACGCCGAGTCCCGAGATGGCGATGCCGCCCGAGTTGCGGCAATCGGAGTCGTTGATGGGTTTCGATCTTGGCCGTCCGACCGGTAATGTGAAAGTCGCACAGTCATACGACGAAGCGCAGATGTTGCTTCGTCCGGCTTGCTGTGGAGATTCCGGCGCACGCTCGATCGAACACGTCGCCCGCCCGCGTTATGGGCACAAGGTCTGAAGGAGAACACCATGTCCAACGTCAACATTTTCCAGAACAACGCCAAGATGGTCCCGACCAGCGATGAGCAGATCATCCGGGTCGACATGGAGCAGATCGACATCCAGGGCCGCAAGAGCCATCTGCCCAGCCAGATGAAGTCCGGCGCGCTTGGCATCAACCACGTTCCGAATGCCGGCTCGACGGTAGGGAAGTAATCCATGCCGATGATCGAGGTTGACGAACTTCAGCTTCAGCAGAGCAACAAGCTGAAGCAGACGGTAGAGACTTGGCTGCGGAATCCGAAAGCCAAACGCAAGATTCTTGAAGCGCAGAAGCTGGTCGACCCGAAGGCTGATATCCCCGAGCTTGACGAGCCGGATCCGCTTGAGGAAGTCAAAGCCGCGACTGCAAAAGAGATCGCCGATCTCAAGAAGCAGATCGAGGATGATCGTCTCAAGCGCGAGACTGACGGCCGTATCGCCCAGCTTCAGATGCTCAAGGACAACGGCATCAAGAAGCTTCGCACCGAGCATCGCTATCTCGATGACGGGATCAAGGCGATCGAGAAGATCATGGAGGACAAAGGCATCCTCGATCCGCTCGACGCCGCCGCGATCTATGAACGCGATCATCCTCCCCAGGACCCGATCCAGCAGACCGGTTCGGGCGGCTCCTGGAATTTCGGCGAACTGCCGTCCTCAACCGACGACGCCGACGAGAAGTATGTCGATCAGCTTCTCAAGGCTGGCAAGAACGGTCTTTCTGATGGCGCCTTGAGTCAGCGAATTTCGCAAACCATTAACGAAGTCCGCGGCAGCGCGCGACGCTAAAGTAGGAGGCTACCATTCCGCTCCCAGGCTTAGGTGTCGCGCCAGCGGCAGGGTCGCTTTATAATGAA